GCAATTGAAACTTCTCTCTCAACTGCAAGTTCTGACTATCAGATTACTCTTGAACAGGCAACTATTGTTGGTGAAGGATTAACTGTAGATCGATCTTATTATACTGCTGATATATCTAATGTTACTGTAGATGCTGTAACAATTAGTGCAGATGACGATCCAGCGTCGTTTGGTGAAAGTATCCTACTCGAAACTGGTAGTGATGAATATATTATATCTGAAGACTACTATATTGGTGATTATGTGAATGACAAGACCTCACAAAATGAATTGTTTGATACATTAGATGATACAGTACTGGACTTCAGTGAGTCAAATCCATTTGGTGATCCTACATGATTATAAATAGTATTAGGAGAATTTAGATGGCAAATCAATCAATTGGAATAGGTAGTGCTGTAGACGATGGCACTGGAGATACTTTACGAGTAGCTATCGATAAAGTTAATGATAATTTCTTAGAGATTTATACTCTAATTGGAGATGCATCGTCTTTGACCAGCGGTATTAGTGCAACTGCAACAGTGGTGACTTTAGCTACACCAACAATAACTGGAACTGCCACTATGGCAGATTTAGATATATCTGGTGACGTTGATATTGACGGAACCTTGGAAGCAGATGCAATCACTATTGACGGTGTTACACTTGCTGAAACCATCTCTGATACAGTTGGAGCGATGGTTGGTTCTAATACAGAGACAGGTATTACAGTTTCATATGTTGATGGGGATAATACACTAGACTTTGTAATGGGTACTACGCAATCAACTATTACATCTCTTACAAATGCAGCTTTAGTTGTTGGTAGAGATGCTGACAATGATATAGATTTTGCAACAGATAATAATATTATCTTTAGAGCTGGTGGTGCAGATCAAATAAAATTAATAGATGGTGCGATTGCACCTGTAACAGATAACGATATTGACTTAGGTACTTCTTCTTTAGAATTTAAAGATGCTTTCTTTGATGGAACAGTTACATCTGACGCATTTGCTGGACCTCTTACTGGTGAAGTTACAGGTAATGCTGCAACTGCAACTACACTCGCAACTGCTAGAACTATTGGTGGCACATCATTTAACGGTAGTGCTAATATTGCGGTAGCACTATCTGCAACAGCAACTGCACTAGCAACAGCAAGAACTATCGGTGGAACATCGTTTGACGGTACTGCAAATATCGCAGTTGCTTTGGCATCTGTTGGTACTGCTGTTACAGTAGCAGATGAGTCAAGTGATACAACTTGTTTCCCATTATTTGCAACTGCTGCGACAGGTGATTTGCCCCCGAAGAGTGGTTCTAATTTAACTTTTAATGCTAGTAGTGGTCTATTAACTGCAACACTATTTGCTGGTGCGTTAACAGGTAATGTGACAGGTAACGCAAGTGGAACCGCTGCTACAGTTACAGGAGCAGCTCAATCTGCAATTACTTCAGTTGGTACATTAACTACACTACAAGTAGATAATATTAACATTAATGGTAATGCTATTACGAGTACTGCTGGTACAGACTTGACAATTTCTCCCGTAGGAGGACAACAGATTGTCCTTGATGGTGCAATTGTTATTGACGCTGGTGTGGTTACTGGTGCAACAAGCATTACATCAACAGCATTTGTTGGTGGTTTAACGGGTAATGCATCTACAGCAACTGCACTAGCAACAGCAAGAACTATCGGTGGAACATCATTTGATGGTTCGGGAAATATCGCAGTTGCTTTAGCATCTGTTGGTACTGCTGTTACAGTAGCAGATGAGTCAAGTGATACTACTTGTTTCCCATTATTTGCAACTGCGGCAACAGGCGATTTACCACCCAAGAGTGGTACAAACCTAACATTTAATAGTAGTACTGGTATAGTAACTGCTACAGGATTTGCTGGTGCGTTAACAGGAAACGTAACAGGAAACGCATCTGGTACAGCCGCAACTGTTACTGGTGCTGCTCAGACTGCTATTACTTCAGTAGGAACATTAACAGCATTACAAGTAGATAATCTTAATATAAATGGTAATACATTAAGTTCAACTGCTGGTACTGATTTATTAATTACGCCATTAGGTGGACAACAGATTGTTCTTGATGGTGCTATTATCATTGATGCTGGTGTAGTTACTGGTGCAACAAGTATTACGTCAAGTTCATTTGTTGGTGCATTAACTGGTAACGCATCTGGAACTGCTGCAACTGTTACTGGTGCAGCCCAAACAAATATTACTAGTGTTGGTACACTTACTGCACTTCAAATAGATAATCTTAATATAAATGGTAATACATTAAGTTCAACTGCTGGAACTGACTTGTTAATTACACCACTGTCAGGTCAACAGATTGTTCTTGATGGTGCTATTATCATTGATGCTGGTGTAGTTACTGGTGCAACAAGTATTACATCAACAGCATTTGTTGGTAACGTAACTGGTAATTTGGCCGGTACAGTTTCTACTGCAACACAAAATTCAATAACTACTGCGACTGGCCTAGTGTCAGTAGGCGCATTAAACTCTGGTAGTATTACTTCTGGATTTACAAGTATTGATGTTGGTGCTGGTGCAATCTCAACAACTGGTGCAGTTACCTATGGATCATTAAATGATGGAACAACTGCTCTAGGTGCAACCGCAGCAGAATTAAATATACTAGATGCAAGTGCTGGTAATGTGGCAGCTGCTTCTGATGTTGCAACAAGCGCAGGTGCAGTCACATCAAATAATGCTAAAATATCGCACACTATTACATTAAATGCTAACTTAGCTGACGATGCAATACATGCAGATATTGTAGTTACAAGTGATAAATGCCTTGCAACATCAGTTGTGATGGCAAGTTCAAGTTTAGCAGTTGGTATTAATATACATACTATTGCGGCTGGATCATTTAAAGTATCAATAACTAATTTAACTGGCGCACAAATGGACGATGATTCAACGCTTGTTGTGAACTATAGGATAATATAATGAATAGGGAGAATATATAATGTTAGGGCAACAGTTCTACCATGAAACAGTACGCAACATAGTTGTGGGTTTCGGAACAATTTTTAATAATATTCAGTTAGTTCGTAAGGATAATGCTGGGGCAGTTCAACAAACTATGAAGGTTCCTTTGGCATATGGTCCAAGGCAGAAGTTTCTTGTTCGACTGAATGATGATGCCGATCTCAGTAAAGCTGCAGCTGTTACTTTGCCTCGTATCGGTTTTGAGATTACAGGACTTTCCTATGATCCTGCACGAAAACTAAATCGTGTTCAGAAGTTCAAGAAGGTTGAGACTGGAAATTTAAAACAGTTGGATACGCAATATATGCCTGTTCCTTATAATGTTAATTTTCAACTTTATATTCTTGCAAAACAATCAGATGATGCTCTACAAATTGTTGAACAGATTCTACCATACTTTCAACCAGATTACACGATCACGATGAATGATAATGCTGATATGGGTGTTAAAAAAGATATACCTGTTATTCTAAACAGTATTACTTATGAAGATGATTATCAGGGGGACTTCACCACAAGACGAGCAATCATCTATACTATGGATTTCACTTGTAAATTCTATCTGTATGGTCCTGTTACTTCTAGTAAGGTTATCAAGACGGTACAGGTTGATGCATATACTGATATGCCTGATAAATCACCCACACGACAACAGAGACTTACTGTTACACCAAACCCAGCTGATGCTGATGCTGATGATGATTTTGGTTTCAATGAGGTTCACTCATTCTTTGAAGATGCGAAGGATTATAATGCAGTGACTGGAACAGATGAGTAATTCTATAGATAAGGCCCTTGGTGTGGTGGAAAAAATACCAACACCAGTTTCATATTATGACACTTTACCGGAACCTAAACCAATTGTGACGGTGGGAGAAGATATTGACGATGATTACAAGTTCCAACGGGATAATTTTTATCGAATGGTTGAGCAAGGTTCAACTGCGATTGAAGGAATACTGGAACTTGCAAGAGAAGGAGAGCATCCAAGAGCATATGAGGTTGCTGGAAATCTTATCAAACAAGTCGCAGAGGTTACCGAAAAACTGGGTGACTTACAAGAAAAAATGAGAAAACTAAAAGAGGTTCCAAATAACGCACCAAAGAATGTAACCAATGCATTGTTTGTTGGCAGTACTGCTGAATTGCAAAAAATGTTAAAGGAAAAATAATGTACGAATATCCATGTAAAATTGTTAGAGTAGTAGACGGTGACACAGCTGACGTAGATATCGATCTGGGTTTTGGTGTATGGATGAAGAAACAACGAGTTCGTTTCTATGGAGTGGATACACCTGAGTCAAGAACTAGCGATAAAGAAGAAAAAATCTACGGATTGGCTGCAAAACATTTTGTTGAAAATTTCTTACCAAAAGGTTCTACACAGACTCTACGCACAAGGAAAGACGGCGTAGGTAAGTATGGCCGTATTCTTGGTGAGTTTCTTGTTGAGTCTGAGTGGGAAGGGACAACAATAAAAACAACAGTTAATGAAGAACTTATCAAGACTCACAATGCAGTAAAATACTTCGGTCAATCTAAAGACGATATTGAAGAGGAACATATAAAGAATAGGTCATTGGTAAAACTCGATGGCTGATGTAACCTACCTCGGAAATCCAAATCTCAAGAAGGCAAATGTTCAGCAGAACTGGACAAAGAAAGAACTTGTTGAGTACCAAAAATGTATGGAGAGTCCACAATATTTCATAGAAAACTATGTCAAGATTGTGTCTCTTGATGAGGGGCTTGTACCATTTAAAATGTACGACTTTCAAAAGGAGATGGTAGGAACATTCCACAGCAATCGTTTTACAATCTGTAAACTACCAAGACAGTCAGGTAAGTCTACAGTTATGATATCGTATTTGTTACATTACGCACTTTTCAACCCCACTGTTAATATTGCAATTCTTGCGAATAAGGCTGCGACTGCGCGTGATTTACTATCACGGCTGCAGCTGGCGTATGAACATTTACCCAAATGGTTGCAACAGGGAGTGATGAGTTGGAACAAAGGTTCTTTGGAGTTAGAAAATGGTTCAAAAATATTGGCAAGTTCTACTAGTGCGTCTGCTGTTCGTGGTGGGTCTTACAACATTATTTTCCTTGATGAGTTTGCATATGTCCCAAGTAATGTTGCAGAACAATTTTTCAGTTCAGTCTACCCTACAATAAGTTCGGGTAAAACTACGAAGGTAATGATCGTTTCCACCCCGCATGGTATGAACATGTTC